TGATTTTTCGGATTATGTTACAATTCGTAGCGCGGTATAATCGCCACCGGCACCGCGCAAGAATTTATACATAATCCGCCGTTATGCGAAATTAAGCTATTGATACTATGGGAAATATTACTTTAAAGGATATTACACCAATACATTTTCTAAATGCGGTGCGCTTACTTAAATCTGATGATTATCAGGTTTACTGTACGCTGGATAGCGTTGAGATTCGATTTGCACATAAGCGTTTTTTAACTAAGCAGGAATCAGATGATCGTTTTAATTTTTGCGATTCGCTGAAAATTTTTTTAGATGAATTGAAGAATTCTGATGTGCCGATTGATAGGGAAGATTTTTTGAGGGCTTATAGTCCTGTTTATCGTTATGGTAAACGTTATTTCAAGCGTTAATTTCTGCCTTTTAGTTTTCTTATCTCGTTCTGTTTTTGCTCTCCAATGCGCTCAATTTTGGCGTTTGATGGTCTCTTTTTAATGCTCTTTGTGTATTTTTCCGGTTCTTCTTGTTGTTGAGTGGCAAAAGGGTTCTTTTCGTACTTATAAGGGCCGTATTCTCTTATGCCCTCATAATATCCGGTGGTAAAAATGATTGAGATTAATGCCAAGATGATTTTTTTCATGCCGCTAAAAATTGGTCAAAAAACGCTCGAAGAAGTTCGGGGGTTCTGTTACACCCGAACTTTGGTGCCAACTTTGGCACTTTTGCGTTTACTTTTGTTGTTCTTCGTAGATTAAACTTTCTACACCATCTTTAGTGTGTTTGTCTATGAGTACTTCTATTATTTTTGTCCAGTTGATAGGTCTTCCTATTTTATTTCCTACTTCTAATGCAGCTTTTTCTAGTTTTAGCTTTCTATCCTCTCTGACGTTGTAAGGATATCTTTTCATTTTAGCCCTCTCTTTTTGTTAACTAGATCACGTATTCTATAATTTTTTAATTTAAAAACTCATTAATACTTGTATTCATTAATTAAAAAGGTATCATACAAAAACATTGTATTCATGTATTCATTTGTTCATTTATGGATTTTCACATTGACTGGCTCACAATAGAACAAGATTTCGGTTATCAGATACCTGATAACGTGATTCGTTCTATTTTTGATTTTGGCATGGTGGGGATCCATTTGGATACAGGCGAAATGCAAGAGGGTGTAAGAACGCCAGTTTATAAGCATAGGGGTAGTTACTGCGATGAACTTAGTATTCGTGTTAGCGGTTCTGTTGTTCGAGTTGAAGGAAATCCTAGTAGGTGGGGAAAAGTTGAAAACCTTCTTGGTTTTACTGATATTGATGCTTGCGTATGCTGTTTTAATAATATTTTATTCGGATTAGGTTTACCTACATTTACGCGCTGCACTGATATTTATTATTTACAAGGCAAAGACGGCGAAAAAGTAAAAAAAACATCTAATGGTGCAATTATAAAACGTATGGATATTACTACGAACAAGTCGGTTGGTGCAGGAAATGAACGTACATTTATCAAAGCACTATCACAAATGCGTTACCGTAATTCTATTGGTCGCCTACATACCAACGGTTTAACGGCTGATTGGTTATCTGATAAGGGTAACGCAAATCTTATCTACCCTAGTTGCTATATAAAACACGAAGAAATGAAACTTCATTCCTACGACAAAATAAAGAATAAATTCGGCATTGATTCTAAGGAATTTAAATATTATGACCGAGTTTTTAATTATTGTCGTGATAATGGGGTAGTGCGGTTTGAACAAAAACTAAAGTCACGTTATTTGCAGAGGGAAAATTTATGTTATTGGGGATTAAGTGATTTTTCTAAACTTGAGAAACTACAAGAGGAGTTTTGCGGCATGTATAAGAAATTAAGCGTAAATAAAATTGAACTTGAAACAATAGCAGAACAGTTAGTTTCTCAAGGTGTTGTAGATAGTATTAGACAAGCTAATACAACTGCTTTTTATGCTATTCAGTGGTCATCTGGTCAAGATATGAATTCTTTGCCGGAAAGAACATTTAAAAGACATCGCGCAAGATTAAGAAAAATCGGCATTGATATTGCAAATCCTTGTGATATTGAAAAATTCCAAGCGGTACAAGTTATATCTTGCGAACAAATTATGGTTAGACCATTTAAAGCACCTGATTTTTATCAATATCCAAGCAATTTACGCTTTGTTGCTTGATTAACTAGGAGAAATGAAAATGCGTACAGGTTTTTATATTGTAGGTAAATTGTTAGGTCAAAAAGCTAGTTCTTTTACCAATCGTGATACCGGTGAAGTTAAAGAACGCCATACTTTAGGTATTCAGCTACAAGAGCCTGATGGCTTTGGCGGCTATAACACATTAACGCAAGAATTAAAAATTGATGATCGTTCTGTGAATCAGGCATTAACCGCTACAGTTGAGCGATTGAAAGGTAAGTCTGTAATGGTGCTTGTTTATCCGCGCGAATGGGCAATGGAAGGCGGTCGTAAAGGTATTACTTACAACTTTGATGAAAATTCGACTATTGAGGAAATTAAGTAATCATGCGTGAGTTTATGCAAATGGTAGGCGCAAGTTTTATAGGCTGTACTCTTGCATTAGCTATGTTTTATTTGATTTTATTCTGACCCACATTGGGCGGTTTATTCCGCCCCTTTTTACTATGCTTAAATTAGTATTAATTTTGTTTATTTGGCGATTGATAAAACGCCTTATTAATTGGATTAAAAACAGGAATGAGTGAACAAACATTAATAAGAATTAACGCTAATCTTTGCATTGATGGCAAGGGTTGTAGTGATGTGGTTTTGAATTTGACGCAAGCTGAGGCTTACAAACTTTATCAACTTGCGCCAATTTCAAAGGTAGAGGCAGTCAATTATGCCGATTATAAAGGCTTTTGGGCTACCTCATTTTCATTAACGTTATCTTTATGGATCTTTGCATACATCTGCGGACGTGTGCTGAGATTCCTGAGATAACATCTCATTATGAGGATTTTTTTATGTCAGTACAAATTAAAAAATTAGTTAAAAAAGCAACTGTTGCCGGTTCTTTAGCGTTGGTTTCTGCAAGCTCTTTTGCCGCTGGTTTGGGCGATATTGGTACCAATATTGACTTTTCCGATGGTAAAGCTGCCGTAACTGCCGTAACTGTTGCCGTTGCGGGCTTTTTAGTGGTTGGTTTGGTTGCTCGTTATATCCTTGGTTTCTTTAAACGTGTTTAAAGTTTAAGGTATAACATCAAAGAAAAGCCCGCGCACCCCCGCAAGAATTGAGGAGGTACGCGGGCTTTTCTGTAGATGTGAGGTGAAAATGAATTGGGAAATGATTTTTTTTATTTGGGGTATGTTATGCGCTTATGTAGTAGTTCGTGGTTTATCCGGTTAGTTTTGGTCTCTTTTTTTGTTTATCCGGTTCATGTTTTATCAGCTCCACATTGTTGGTCTTTTTCTACAATCCCTAAGGGCGGTGGCTCATCTAATGCTTTGAAACCAGGTCAAGATGAAATAAAAACGAGTTGTAAATTATCTAGTGGAGGAGGTAGTAGTTATCATGTTTGTGGTGATTTAGGCAAACCTAGTAATCGAACAATCACTGAATCAGATAAAACGGGTATTACTATTCATTATCAATTTGTTAAACCTAATTATTTTGATGATGGATTCAATTTTGCGGATGAGCAATTTAATTTTGGTTCGAATTTAACAAATAATTATCGTAATGCTTTGTTACCAAATTTAATTAATGCTTTAAATAGTGATAATTGTGATTTGGCTAATTCAATTTTGGGTGCAATGCAGAATCCCGACATTTATAAAGATGGCGATAATGATTTTTTGGGATTTAAAAATGGTAGTGATAAATGCGTTGTTAAATCAGATGGCTCAACTGAGTGTAGAGGACCGTCTTATAAAATTAGTAAAGATAAAGATGGTAATACTCGTGTAGATATAGACCCTCAAAATGAGTGGGTTAGAAAATTGGAAGATTATGCACGTACTAAAAATAGTGATACGAATAATAATCCCGGTGCACCAGGTAATGGGTCAAGTGGAAGTAGTTCAAGTGGAGGCGGTGGTAGTAGCATTGATGAAAAAAGAGGTCATTCAGGTGGTAGTGGGGGCGGTGGTAGTTCTCCAAATAAAAAAGGTGATGCTGAGTATGGCAATAATAAAGAGGGCGATAAAGGTTCGAGCGGTGCAAATGGTAAACCCGGTAATGGCGGGGGCGGTGGACTAACTGGTAGTGGTAATGGTAAAGGTGATGACGATGGGGATAATGAGGGTAAAAATAGCGATATTAAGTTACCTAAAATTGATGGTGAAATTGATATATCGAAAATATTAGAAGACGCTAAATCTAAGTTAGAAGATAAAGTAGGTGGTAATTATGATATTTCGGGCGGTTCTTGTGAGCCTTTTAATTTTACAGTAATGGGGCGTCCTCAATCTGTGAGTTTCCATTGTGAAATTTTTAGCAAGATGGAATCAACTATATCGCCTGCATTTACGTTAATTTGGACGGCATTAAGCATTATTATTATTTTATCGGCATAAGGATTATTTATGATCAAGTTAATATTAGGTTGGTTATCTCGTAATGGTACAAGTATTTTAGGTTGGCTTTTTAGTTCTGCATTATTCAAGTTCTTACTTTTCTCGCTTATTTATTTGGCAATAACAGAACTATTACCAATATTAATTGATGTTTTTATAGGAGATAAGTTTGATGATGTAAGAGGTTTATTAAGTGATGTACCTGACCAAGTGGCTTATTTCTTAAAAATGTTCCGTATTGATTTGGCTTTTAAGATGGTATTTTCTGCCTATGCTGTAAGATTTTTGATTAGACGTATTCCGGTGGTTGGTTAATGGCAATTTCGGCTTATGTAGGTATTCCACGTAGCGGTAAATCTTATGAGGTTGTACTTTCAGTCATCGTTGAGAATTATATTAAAGGTCGTCGCATTGTAACGAATATTGAGGGTATATCTGATGATAAGGTGCGTGATTATTGTTTAAATAAAAAAGGCGCAAAAGAAGAAGATTTAGGCAGTTTAGTTAAAGTTACTGATCAAGATTGTCAGCGTGATGATTTTTT